TTAATGCAAATGGCGCGGCTTGCGTCCACCGCCATGGCCCGACCCGCCCGAAGACCCGCCAGAGCCGCGTGGCGGTTTACCCAACTGCATGGAGCTGACCAGCGCATCAAAACGCTGCTCAAACAGGCGATCGATGGCATCGACCACCTCACCCAGCTCGGAGCCGTCAAAATGCCGTTCCATCAAGCCAATCGTGTCTTGTACCAGCAAGTCACGTTGCACCTGCATGATGGCGGCTGGCGTGGGACCCACAAAATACATGGCGAAGTCGTCGCGCGCATCGGCCTCTTCGCTGTCGTCATCCTCATCGTCAAAATCAGCGTCGTAAAACGTGACTTCAATCGGCGCGCCTGCTTCAGCCAAATCGTTGAGGCCCATGCACATCTCGTCCAGTGCCTGGCGAAAGTCCTCGTCGCCGGGGACGGTCCAGCACATTTGCAGAAGATGCTTGGCCGCATCAAAGCGGATGCCAGGCTCTTCCTCGTAAGCACTTTCAGCCGCTGCCACCAATGACTTGGCACCAGAATACTTCCACAACGGTTTTAACGCCTCCTGCAGCTGCTCAAAAGTGACGTCCTCGCGCAAAGGCACTTCGCCGTGGACATGGATTTCAAAAGGGGTGTTGTTGCTGAGCATGAAAATATCTTAACCACTTACAGATTCAGCTTAAAGAAGTGCTTAAAACTATTAACACCTGACGCCGATCCCGGACTCGAACCCGCGCTGCGGCGCCTTGTCAATATCGCCCGCGGCGTATCGGTTTAGCTTGCAAAATAACCTGAACCTGCTGCCACTTGGTGCCCGAGACCGGAATCGAACCGGTACGCCCGCTATGAACGAAGCGGCGGATTTTAAGAACGGCGCGTAATCGCTGGAGGGGTCGTTTTACCTCTGTACAGATTTTGCATGGCCGGCGTCAAAACGCTGTTTTGGCATACTTTCTGCCAAAATCTCCCAACCTGAAAAGCCTCAACCCTTACGAAAAAAAAGCCACCAGTCCGAAGACCAGTGGCTTGAAAGTGCCTTACTCAAGGGCACAAGGAGACAACTGGCAAATCTATTGGCTTACACACACGTTTGAGGCATAGCTTTGCAGGCTGCTTGTTTGAGCCGCCAGGCTTTTAAAGTCTCGGTCCAATATGACAAGAGAGCTTGCACATTGATTGATGATGGCGTCACGGGGGTCATCAGTTCCGCTGGTGGAGGCGGTATTGCTACTGTTATCGGCAAGGGCGGATTGGAGGTCGCGCAAGCGGTCAGCATTAACAGCAGCGTCAGCAACACGGCGGCGTTTTTCAGCTTGATAGTCATCTTCAACTTTCGTTACTTTGGTTTGTAAAACTTGCTCTTTTGCGCGAGCCGCTTCGCTGGCTAAAACCATAGCTTTAGTCGCTGCCAGCTTTTCGATATTCCATTCAGCCCGGACGCTTGCCTTGCCTGACCGATAAATAACAAAGTTAGTGCCGACTAAAGACATAACCAAAACTATTGCAAGCCACACTCGGGGCAATAAAAGCGCCATCATGGCGTTGCCCCAATGCACTGTTTATATTCAGCCTGCCTGCGCTCCGTCAAACCTCGCACAATCCGCCCTTGTGCTCTGTCCCAACGCAATATTTCTAGGCACGCCCCGGCGTAGTCCAGCGCGTTTAGCTTGCGGGCAATTGTTGAGCTGCAAAACGCCCCGGAGCCAATGTTGTATGTCAGGCTCACGAACGCTGCATACTCGTAGGGGTGCATCGGCACGGGTGCGCAGCGCTTCACGGCGGCTTCATACTGGCCAATGCTGCCCAGCAACGTGACAAGCGCCCGCGTCGGTGTGGTGCGGTCGCCAGCCTTTACGCCCTTGGTTTCACCAAAACCGATCGTCGGCACATCGCCGGGGATCGGGATAATTGGCGTGTCGCTGTAGCCCTCATGCACGGCAATGCCGACCAGCGTTGCGGCGGCCAGCGCCAAGCCTGCAACAGCGGTGCGGTTATTCATCGTCAACTTTTAAGCCGTCCAAGAGCGCTTTAAATGACTGGTGCTTGTAATACCAAGTTACGATTAAGCCAACAACGGCCACAAGCAAGCCGCCAAAAGCTGCAATCTCGTTTGCTGTCAGGCCAAAATAGACGGCAGTGCCAGACCCCGCATAGGTTGCTGTTGACGCTGCTTTATTAATTAACGATTCATTACTCATTTATTGCACCTGCGGTTTTTTACGGTCATAGAAAAATTCAGCGGTGATGTCCTGCCCGACAGACATACACACCGCTGCAAATTGATTGGGCCCAAATGTCGCTGGCGCTGGCAATCGTCACAGAGCCGTCGGTGTGCTCTGCGTGTATGGCTTCACAGTGCTTGACGTGGCCGTAAGCGCCCTTCTGGGTGTGCCGCGTGATGTACCAGCCGACACGGGCGAGCCAGTCGTCCTTGTCGTGCGTGCCGATGTACAGGGCGCACTTCATGTCAGCCCCTGTACCGCTCAAGCTCAGTCACCGGCGCGTCCAGCACAATCGCAGCCCGACCCGCAGCAATCAGCCCTGCCGCCTCCAGCATCTCCACACCGGCCAGCGTGTCGTCGCGGTCGAGGTCGATGTAAGAAGCGTTTTCCTGATCTTTCAGTGCCACGCGCAAGCCTGCTGCTTGTTGCCGCGCCGACATCGCTGCAGTCGGGTCGTCCAGACTTGCAATTTCAAGCGACACCTTTTCGGCGGTGGTAAACCGATTGCGAAAAGCCAGTTTGGTGATGTGGCGCGGCGGCGGTGCGATGCTCAGCACATCGTCGATGTACTGGTATTCTCCAAGGCGCGTTACATCAAAGTCAGCAGGAGCGTCAATATAAAAGTCCGGCCCGCTGTAGGCGTCTGTCGCTGTGCCTGCGATGCGGTTGTTTTGGATTAGGAGTTTCATGGATTGCCTTTAGATGTCGCAGCGCAACATGCCGACGCGACCGGTTTGGGCAGTGCCGTCGCTTGTTTGGAATGTGAACGGCGTCACCATCGGCATCACCAACGACCCGAGCGCGTCACTTGAACTCACGCTGGTGGCGTCTGTCACGTGCGTGTTTGCGCGAGCGCTGCCCGGGCGCCGGGTGGCAATCGTGATGGTTTGGCCAATCGTGACGTCGCTGGTGCTCACACCAAGGGCAATGTAAGACGCAGAGGCGTTTGTGCCGATTAGTGTGCCTGGCGTTGTGAGACCCTGAAATGGCGGTGCGTAGACGGCATACTGAGCAGCGGCGCGCATGGCGGTTAGCGCGGTGGAAGATGCGGCAATAGCAGCGAGTGCTGTGTCGCTGTTAAAGATTGCCATCTTCGCCGTGCTGGATGCAATCACCGCTGTCATTGCTGTGCTGGATGCAGCGACCGCTGTCATTGCTGTGCTGGATGCAGCCACCGCTGTCATTGCTGTACTGGATGCAACCACTGCTGTCATTGCTGTGCTGGATGCAGCTACCGCTGTCATTGCTGTGCTGGATGCAGCGACCGCTGTCATTGCTGTGCTGGATGCAGCCACTGCTGTCATTGCTGTGCTGGATGCAGCCATGCGCCGCGCTTGCCCGCGCATTCCCAGCAGCACATTAAGTTCCGCCAGTCGTCCCGGATCAGCGGCAAGCAGGGTTTGAAGTTGTGCGCCGGTTGTTGTACCGGCTTCGATGGCGTTTAGTAAACGCATAGCTCTTACCATTGGCATGATGTGTGTCCTTTAGGTTTTAATGACGGTGATGGGCCAGGCGGCTCGAATGGCGGTATTTGTTGTGGCTGATGCTGCGCTGGCATTGGTCAGCATCACAGTCACCGTGGCGGTTGCGCTGACCCAAGCGTGATAACCGAATTTGCCGGTTTCAGTTGCGCTAATGCCCAGTTGAGCTGGCGGTGTGGCTATCACCCGGTCACCTACGGCTGCGCCTGTCACAGTGCCGGTAAAACTGGCACTGGAGACCGCGGCAACAGAGACGATGGCGCAGGTAGCGCTGCCGGTCAATACTTTGGTGGCAAAGCTGGTGGCAAAGCGTGGATCAAATAAATCCGGAAAGCGAAGCGGCTCGTCTTCGTCGTCTTCGTCTTGCGCCGCCTCATCGGGCGATTGCCAGCTGTCAACTACATCCCAGCTCGGGGCGCGTAGCAGCCAAACGCCTGACGCTGTAGCAAAAGATGATTCGTCGTCGTCAGGTTCCGTGCTGGCTGACTCCCAGGTAAACAGGCCCAGACCCTCGACTACTGCGGCATCTCCTGCGGTAGGGGTTAGACCGCGTAGGGTGGCGCGGTTGTCGTAGGCGACGTTTTGCAGCAGGGCTAGTGTCACTGTACCCGTCAATCCGTTGACGCTGGAGACGCCGCCTGTCGGCCCTGTCGGCCCCTGCACACCGGCCAGCGACAAATTCCAATCGGCAAACGTGCCGCTGCCGCCCGTCGCGGTGATGTTGATCGTCAGCGTGCTGCCCGAATAGCTGACCACCTGCCCGGCCATAAAATTAGCGGTGTTGGCCGCACTAACCGCCGTCATGGTGATGCCTGCGGTGTACTGCTCACCCGTCTGCGTTGTGAATGATTTTGCGCCTGTGGCTATCAACAGCGACGATGTGCTGGTGCCCACAAAAGCCCCGGCGATGGCTGCTGCGCTGGCGGCGCTGTTGGCGGCTGCGGTGCGGTCAAGCCCGGTTTGCACGCGGTCTGCCTGCGTCTGGATGCGGTCAGCTTCTGCCAGGTTGGCCTGCGTCAACGCATTGCCTGCGCTGGTTTGTGCATCCGTTGCATTGGCCGCGACGTTGCTGGCCACGGCATTGTGCTCCGCCACATTAGTGGCCAGTGCTGCCGCCCACGGGTAGGAGCGGGTGTTGAACGTGGTGCGGTCGTTCGGGTCCGGCGCTGCGGGTAGCGCGTTGATGGCGGGGGGGGTGACGACTGGCATCAGATGAGTCCTTTTACGTTCAGATTGAGTGAGGCATGGTTGTACCCGTCGTAGTTGACCGACGCGCTGCCCAGGCCGAATACGTTTAGGCCTGCATAGCCAGGTATGTCGCTGGCGACCCATGAGACGGGCACGTCGAGCACTTCTTGGATAAGCGCCAGGGCGCGGTCGGCTTGGTCGCGGGGCAGCATAACGGTGGCGCGCATGCCGGTGGCGCTGGTGCGGCGTACGATGGCGGTGGTGCCGTCTGGGTTGACTGTGGTGTAGCTGTAGCTGATGGGCTCTGCGCTTGCGCCAAACTGTGTGCCGCCCCATTCGCCATCGCCTGCTAGTGCTCGGTAGTCGCCCACGTTGATCATGCCGATGGCCACGGGGTTCCCGGCCCCGGTGGTGACGGCAATGGTCAGCTCTGCGTTGGGGCGGATGGGTAGGTTTTTAAGGATTAGCTTGGTCATGAGTTTGAGTGGCGAAAACAAAAACTCATACCAGCCGGGTGGATCTTCGCTCAGGCTGCTGGTGTGGCTGAAAATGGTTGCGCCTGCGGGTGCGTCTTTGATGCTGACGGTGATGTTTGAGCCGGTTAGCCCGTACAGCGCGACGGCGTTGAAGTAGCCCGGCAGCAGCACGTAGGTCATGCTGGTGACGGTTTTTGCTGCTGTGCTGACGTAAATATCAAACGGTGCCCAGCGCTGGGTTGGGCTTTTGTTGAGCCAGCGGGTGGGGTCGTTCTCGGGTAGCGCAGTGATGCCGGTGTGGCCCAGCGCGCATTCATAAACTTGGTGCGTGGTGGCCCGGATGCGCAGGTCGCCCACAATGTAGGTGCCAGCGGACACCCATGCGGTTTCGCCCGCTGCGGGCTCGGCAATGCTGGTGCCCGCTGCAACCATGGCGTCGGTAACGGTCAAGGGGGAGAGTATGTTCATACGGTCTGCACCAACATGGGAACTTCGGGGTTGCCGTTGACGGCATCTGCCGTGCGGCGGGTGTTTTGGTTGCCGCTGGCGACGATGTTTTGCAGGCGCTGAACTTCTGCGGTGAGGCCTTCGATTAGGCGCTCCATGCGGTCGTTGCCCATACTGCCACCGGCTGCTGGGTTGTACATCTTTGGGACGATGGCCTCGCCTTCGTGAATTCTTGCGGTCATGTCGCGGGGGACGTAGTTTGTACCAGTGGCAAAACCGTACATCGCACGGAATGATTCAGGGTCGCCATTAAACTTTGTCGCTTCGTATATGTCGCCACCAACAGCATCTTCTGCGGCATTGAACAACGATGTTGCCACGCCGCCAGTGGCTGATTGATAGACGATTTTTGCGGCTGCTAGTATTGCTGGGTCAATGCCCTTGGCTATGGGCATTGGGATAATGCTTGAGCTTGCCGCTGCCTGAGCAGACGACACTGCGGCTCGGGCGGATTGTTGCGCCGCTATTGCGCGAGCAAGCGCGGTGGTGGCGACGCCCACAGACAATACGCTGTTATTGATTCCGTTGAGAATATCAACCTGCTGCTGGGCCAGCACCATTTGCGCATCAACCTGCTGCTGGGCCAGCACCATTTGCGCATCAAGCGCGGCGATTTGGCCCAGTGTTTGGGTTTCGGCGGCGGCGGCGGTTTGCAGGGTTTTTGTGGCTTCGGCCACGCTCAACACGCGGGTGTCAATACCGCGCAAAACGTCAACTTGCTGCTGTGCCAGCGTCATCCTTTCGTCGAGCGCTACGAGCTGGGCTTTGGCAACTGCTAGCCGCTGCTCGGCAAGCGTGAGCTGCGGGCCTGCAAGGTCTTTGATCTGGCTCAGCGTGCCAGCCATGACCAGGGCGGCTTTGTCGGCTTCAAACTGGGTCGCAAACTCATTGGCGTCCAGCCCACCACGGGCTGCTGCAATGGCCTGTGCAAGCTCTTGCTGGTCGGGTAGGTAGCCGGTGCTTTTGGCGGTTGCCAGGGCTTGGTTGATAAACGCATTGCCCTGAGCGGCCTGCATGGCGCTGGTGCCGCCCACGGTGCTGTAGATCTGCTCGATCTGGTCGCGCAACAGGGTAAACACGCCAGTGATGCGGGCGACTGACTCTTGCGCGGCGTCGCGGATAACGCTGATGCGGGTTTTTTCGGCTTCGATGGCGCGTTTGACGCCAGCCAGTGCAGCGTCAGTGCCAGCCAGGATCAAGCCGATGCGGGTTTTTTCTGCGTCAATCGCTTTTTGCATAGCTGCCAGGGCGTTGTTGGTGGCGACTTTTGAGTCTTCGTAGGCTTGCTTTGCGTCGGTGAGCGCTTGGATCTGGTCGAACAGGGCTACGTTAAACGCATCCATGCCGGCGATGGCGGCGGTGCGCAGCTGGTCGGTGGTGCCGGTCAGTTGCAGCAATTGCTGCTCAAGGTCGATGCGGGTTTGTGCTTGCTGTTCTGCGGTTTTGGCGGTGTTGGTCAGGCGGGCGTATGCCTCGGCAAGCGTTTCGACGGCTGCCTCTGCCGCTACGGCTGCGGGCGTGATCTGCGCAAAGGCACCGGCTACATTGAGCAACGCGGCGTAAGTGTTGCGGCCTGATTCCGTAGTCAAGTCTTGCGCGTCTACGATGGCCCTGAAGCTGGCGAGTGTGGCTGTCGCTGCGTCCAGGCCACTGCCTGCGGTGGCGGCGTTGATCTGCTTGACTGTGTTGAGGCGCTTTTCTTCTTCAGTGTAGAAGTTGTCAAAGTAGCTGCTGAGGCTGGCCTGCAATTTGTCCATGCCGCCAGCGGCTGCGACCAGCCCAGAAGCGGTGTCAAATGACAAGCCCTTGAGGTTGGCAAACATGGACGCATCGAGCGCGGCACGCATGGCGCCCACTGCGGTGATGGTGCTTTCAATCGACGCTGCCAGCTTGTCGAGCCCGTCGGTGTCCATTGCTTCGATATTCACGCCCACCAACTGATTGCTGATGACCTTGGGCAAGTCCGTGGCGGCTTGCAACGCTTGTAGTGTGGCTTGTTTTAAATTGAGTGCGTAGGCGGTGATGGCCTGCTCCGCATTCATGCTGCTAAAGCCAAACTGCCGCCCGTCACGCCCGCCGGATTCGCCAAAACCAACGCCATCGATCTGCCCGCCAGCGTAGGCAAAGCCCTTGCCGTTTTTGCTGCTTTCAAGCCCAGCAACAAAACCGCTCAAAACCGCTTTGCTGCCGACTGCCGTGAGCGTTCTGTTAATGATGCCCTGCGCGCCCTCAAACAATGCCCGCGATTCAGCGCCCGCAAGCTCTCCGCCGCTTGGCCCCATTTGCTTGATAGCGCCGCCGTCAGCGCCCGCGATGTAAGACGCGCCACTGCGGGTTTCGCCACGGCCTGACGCAATGGCGGCTACGGCAAGGACGGCCATTGCTGCCCAGCCGACCGGGCCGATAGCTGCAAGGGCGCTGGTAACGCTGCCAGCCGCAGCGCTTGCACTACCTGCCGCCGCCGTGCCAAATGCGCCATTGGTAGCCAGCAAACCCGATAGGCCGGTGCCGGTGACGTTTGCAGCCACTGTGCCCAGTGCATTGGCCACGGACATACCGCCAGCCAATACCTGACTGCCCACAGTAAACAGGCTTGATGCGTTGCTGGCCAGGCTGGCAATGTTGCCGATGCCGCCGCCGCCTGTAGCCGCGTTAGCCGCACCTGTCAGGCCACCCAGCCCGGTCATGCTCATGACGCCCTGCACAGCGAGTTTTAAAACAGTCGTTTTAAACAGGTTTTTAATGCCGTCCCAGAATGATTTGAAAAATCCTTTACCAGCCTCAAATCCGCGATACAGGCTGTCGGTTAGGCCGTTGTAAATCGAGTCGTAAAACTTGGTCCATTCGGCATCAGCTTTTTTGGCTTCTTCGACAGCGACATTGCGCTCGAATTTTTGGTTTTGCAGTCCGAGCTTTTCTTTCATGAGCCGAATCTGCTCTTCCAGCGCGCTCTGCTCTTTTGTGTAAGAGGCAACGCCTTGCATCCGCGCAAGGTCTTCTTCCTTGATGGCGATGGCGGACGACAGCCGGGCCTGAATAACGGCTTGCTGTGCCGCGTCAGTGAGGCCGATCAGCTCGATCTCGTCTTTGAGTGACTGGTTGTTTTCAAGCGCAGACTTATTGCCTGATTCCATTTGGGCAACACGCTGGCGCTCTGATTCGATAAACGCCTTGTTGGCCTCGACGATGGCAAACGCGGCTTCTTTGGCGTCGTTTGCAAGTGCCAGAGCCTTGATCTTTTCTTTCGTCAAAGCAGACTCAGCCTGCGCTTGAGATATGGTGCCTTTCTCGACCAGCTTCTTGATTTCGATGGCCTGCGTTTCTTCCTCGTTTAGTTTGCGGCCTAGCGCCGCCTCTAGCTTGTCAATCTCAATTTTCTCGTTAATCTTTGCAATCAGATCGGCGTAGGCTTTTATTTGCTTATCATTTTTCTCTTTGCTTTCTTTTAAAAATGCTGCGGC